GAAAATTGCCACAACAATGGCTGAACTTCGAATCCCCGGATTAGGGAAGTTCATGGTGGACTGTGCGAAAGCTGGTCACCCTTGCGACACGTGTCATAACGTGTGGCAGGAATGCCTTTGCGAAGGGTCCAACACCTGTGAGGGTAGTTGCATCTATTGGCGAGATTCGACCGAAAACCGGCGAAGGAGGATGGCTGTGCAGTTGGACGCTGATAAGCGTCTCAAACACGGCGAGGTCAAGGAGAGCTGCGGTTATTTCGCAGCGCCGACGCCTTATTTGTCGCGTCCTACGCGCCTTGCGGTAGAACCGGCGATTCCAATGCCGGAGCAGTCCGAAGTGGTCGAGCTCAAATCGGCCCAGGGTGGGTCGGCAACCGGGAAAATTACTGAGCTGAAGTCCGCGAGGGATTTTCTCGCGAGTATCAGCACGGTGCCTGCTTTGTCACCGAACCCTCCTCTGGACGTTTCGTTCAGAGATGAGATGAATGTTGTTGTCGGACAAACGACCGTCAACACTTCTTCTGTTGTGGGAGTGAGGGGTGTGTATTTCAAGAACTGGACGCGGAGTGCAGAAATCTCCGCGATCGTTCGCACAATCTTGGTTCTCATGGCTACTTTCACCAATTCTCAATTGCGTGAGCTTTTGAATGGTGCTGGCATAATGTGCGGCTCGGTGTCTAAGTCGGTTCTTGAAAAACTGGCTTTCATCGCGCTACCGCGTTTGCGTGATGGTGTGTTGCGGAACCTTTGTTTGGTGATGCTTCTGACCACCTCGCTTACACCGGTGCACGGTGGGTATACTGCTGCCCCCGACGCCATATTGCCACCTGGCGTGTTTTCACAACCAAAGACGACGTGCCTGTATGGCGAAGTCAATGGGTTGTGTTTGCCCGCGCCAGTTAGTGACTTTTCTATGGCACGATTGTCGGAGCCTCAGTGCGACCGACTTGATTGGTTAGCTTATGATGTTTCGCATTGTACGGGTGTTGAGCATGCTACGTGGCCCTCGCGGGTCGCGCATCATGCAGTAATTACGACCCTGATGCGTTCCGTGGCTTTCCTGCGGTACCACACCGCTCAGACTCTTTACATTGTGGTCTGTTTCTTTATGCGAAAGGATTACTTTGAAGGTTTCATGTGGACCGTGTTTATAACTTTCGTTGCTGGTTGGACCTATGCTATTGTTTGGCTGTTGAAGAAAATCGCGCGTTTTGTGTATGCGGTGGCTCATAACTACTACGTACTGAAGTTTTCGCGCGTTATTTGTGAGACGATTAAGCCACTTGAGATTACTCGGTGGGTTATGTCTGATCAAAACGGCCACCAATTTGAATCCAACATTGGGTTGGTACGAATCACAACATTCCCACTCAATAAACTTCAGGAAGAATTCAAGAGTCGTCGGGTGTTGGAATCTGTTAAAGAAGGTTCTATCACCCAACCTTGCCGGACTTGGCCTAAAGGAGGTTGCTGGCTTTTGAAAATGACAGAGAAAGGCCTTTGTGATAATGGTGGTTGTATCAGAGTGATTCTCGATGGAGTCGATTACCTCGTGACTACGATGCACCAGATGAAACTATATGCTCCTGGGGAGTTCCTATATCTCCAGAGTCAAGGCGGGGAAAAGAAAAGCTTCGCTGTCAACCCTGAAACATGGATTGAAATAGATTCATTGGAATTTGTATGTTTCCCTCTTCCTAGCAGAAGTTGGCCCCAGGGCATAACGGCTGCTAGGCCCAAGGTTCCAGGTGCCTCATTGTTCAACAATTTGACTGGCACTTTCCACGGGATGGTGAACGGAGAACTGCATTTTTCGACTGGGCGAGTTGAGCCGCCCACCTCCTACATTGTTGGACACCACGCGACGACCTATCCAGGTTGGTGCGGTTGGCCAGTGCAGTGTGGTAACCAGTTAGTTTTTATGCACTACATGGGCGCTTCGCCCATGAACTACTGTTTGCCCGTTGGCGCTGTCCTTGAGGGAATTGCACGACAATTGGCGTGGAGAAAGCGTGTTGCGCTGCCGAAGAAGGAGGAAGGAGCCCAGTTTGCAGTTGCTCAAGAGGCTGTTAAATCAGCGCTTGAGAGTTCGCCGGACTCTGATGATTACTTGTTTTGTGGCGCTCTGTCGATGCTGAAGAGGCATCACGGGGACGTTAATGCAATTGAGAAGCGAGCGGTGCAATTGGGACAAGAGGAAATGGGTTATTCTGTTATGGAAAAATCCACTGGTCGTGTCTACATTATCGCTACACAATTTATGCGAGCCTTCGATTATGAGATGGACTCGAAGAAATTTCTCAATGAAGACGCTGGTCAAACACTCGATCGCGTTACGGATGGGAATTATTATCAAGAAATTGATGAGTATGACTATTCGCAACGCACCGAACAAGAGAAGCGCGAAGATGAGCAGGATGAGCAGGAGCGAGAGGCGCGCCGCGAGAGAACGCGAGAGGAGCGCGAGAAGGAAGACGATGAGCGACTGGTTGCAGCTGCCAAGGCTGGCAGCGGCATGGCTATAGCTGCAATAGGCGGCTTGGGCATCAGCGGCGACGAAACTTCCATAGCTACAGCTTATTTATGTTTGTGCGGCAGTGTTGATTCACTTCATGTCTGCGCTCATAAGCTCAATATTCGCGGCCTAACCCCTAGTAAGGTGCGTGAGGCGAGAGCAGCGATGCTGTCGCTTTCAGCGCCGATAATATCGGAACAGGCAGATAACCCTGATCCTCAGGCCACAGCTCCTCCTCAACCACCTGTGGTGGCGCAAGCCCCCACAGTGACTGCTCCACCACAGCTCGAGGCGCCTTATGCGCCACAGGCTGTGCAGGAAAAGAAGCAGGCGGATTTTCACCAGGCGCCCGACAAGGCACCAGTCGTGGCGAAAGTCGTGGTGCCCCAACAAACGAAAGAAGCAGCCGCTCCAGCGTCTCAATCGCAAGGAGTGGTCCTAACAGCTCAAGCGCGAAAACGCCTGAACAGAAAGCGAAAGGAGGCCGTCAAACGACAGTTGGCAGAAGCGTTAGCGGAAGTCGACCGATTAGAGGCGGTTTCGAAAGCTCAAGTCCAGCCGCAGCCCTCGAAAGAGAGCAAGCGGTCGAGCAAGCAAGCCCTCGAAGGTCCGTTTCAGAAACGGACGGCACCAGTGATTTGGCAGTTCATTCCGGACTACGACAAACTCAACTGGAGCCCACCGGTGCAGGTGATGGACAAGAAGACGAGCCAACTAGTGGTAGTGGAAGGAGTGCCAGTTATCAACCGGTATTTCCAAATGCCCGACGGTCGCAAGATGCGTTGGGACAGTCGCTATCCACAGCAGGTGACGATCTTGCCAAAGTTTTTGCCCCCGGCGCCCGTATTGGGCCTTTCATTGTCCGCTCTGTTAGGGAGCGTCCCCTCCAACACCCCCGCCGCGAGTGGGTTCGCCAGCCAGGCGCCCCCGACAATTGGTGTACCGTTACAGACAAATACGGTCAACCCGATTGTTCCGCAGTAGGAGAGAAGAAATCTTTCTTGGTCCAAATACCCTCCACCTTCAATCGCAGCCCGGCGCCCAGTGATAAAATTAGGCGCAAAACTGTGGATGTTTGTGAGATGTTGTATAGTAAAGCTCGCTGGTTTGCAACCTTTGATCAGCTACCGCAAGGTGGTCGACTCAGAGCGTTTGCGGAGCAGCAGCTTGATTTGTGTCAAGACCAAGCTTCGCCCGGGTACTCTTATGTTTGGCAAGGTGTCAGTTTGAATAAGGACATCAAAAGCAAACCTGAGTTAAGGGCAATGGTTGTGGACAGGTATATACGATTGATTGAGTGTCTGCGAAATGGCAAAGCTTTACCAAAGCCAGTTGTGCGGATCTTCGTCAAACCTGAGCCACATAAAATTGAGAAAATCCAAAAAGGGAACCTCCGATTGATCTGGGCTCTTCCGATTGAATATCAGATGTTGCACAGGACATTTCTCGGTCCTTCCCTTGCCGCAGAGTTGCATAATTTCAGGGATATTCCGACGAAAGTTGGTTTTTCTTGGCTCTACGGCGGTGCCCACGTCATCTACCATTCGATAGACGATGGGAGCGCCAAAATCGCTGATGAAGACAAAAGTGGCTGGGACATTTCTGCCTCGGCTTCTGAGATCCTGATAGACCGAGACGTGCGTTGGCGGTTGTGTCTCAACCCCAACGAGGTTTTCAAGTTTGGTTTCGACCAATGCTATGAGACTTTGCTCAGTTCAGATGTGATCTTCTCGGATGGAGTAATGCTAGAACAAGTTGAGCAGGGCATCGTGCGCTCAGGCTCACTTATCACAATTTCTGGCAATTCGAGAATGCAAGTGGTTTTGAAAGTGATGTATTGTGAGGAACATTGTGGCGGGTACGATGACAGGAAGCACAAAGCCATAGCAATTGGCGATGATACCCTGGCGCGTTTCCATGGCATCGACGAAAAACACTACGTCGAGTGGCTGAAAAGCCGCGGCTACAAATGTAAGTTACTTGAAGTGGGTTGGATGAAAGACCGCTCCTTCTGTTCTCACAAATTCGTCAAACATGGTCAGACCATGGTTCCAGTGCCTACTAATTGGGAGAAGCATCGCTTCAACCTTGCTGTTAAAGAGCGTTCACGACATTGCTACTTTGCCGAGCAGCTTTTCTCGCTCATGCTGGAATATTGCTTTGTGCCCGAAGTGTTTAAAGAATTGCAGTCCACGCTTGCTGGAGTTAAACCCCAGTTCGCATATTCTGCAGCTTATTTTCAGAACATGATGGTTGGATATGAGGCTGGAAAGCCCGTAGACACGAGTAAGTTGATTTGCAACAAAGAGTTTGCTCTGCGTAGCTTGTCTTCAGACCCGCTCTGTCGTGTGCTGTGTGAACTTTTGGGCTTGCGCAAACAAGGCGTGATGCTCCCCCCCCCGGCCCCTCGTCCGGTTCGACACTTTCGGCTTCCTCGTGAGCGACGTGTTCATCACTTCGTTCCTGAAACCATTGTGAAACCCGACGTGGTCACTGAAGGCCTCCTTTGGGCCTTAGTGCTGTTGCTACTCGGCGTATGTATTTACCTCGCTGTGTTGCTCGACACTTGTGGAGTGCATGCTAGCGCCTCCCTGATTGTAGGTGGTTCCCTACAAGCGTTTGAAGATAGAGATACGACGTCGAGCATTCGGTTGCCCTTCGTCAACTCAATCATCGGGACAGATTTTATCCCAAACAAAACGATACACGAGTACGGCGCTCTTAGGACCGCAAAGAACTTTGTAGACGCAGCGTTTTCGATTTCGCATCTGGATCGAAGTTCAAATAAACAACAAAAAACGGGCAAT